TTCCTAAACTTAAAGCTTTATAAACAGGGTCAACAAATACTATTTCGCTTGTAATAGTTTTGTTTTGCAATAATGTTGTTTTTATAAATTCTTTTTGGCCGGGTAACAAATACGAGAATTCATTAATATTAGTACGAGGTATTACCAAAATATAAACATTATTAAAATTACATGTTGTACTAAATAAAATTTGATTATATAAAGATAGTTGATTAGTTTCTGGATTTGTTAATCCGATGTCGTGATAATATTTTAAATATTCTGAAATATATTCCCAGTTACTCATACATTTAGTATCTGCTATTAAGTTTGTAAAATTTGTTTTTATAAATGACTCATAATCACCATTTGTAACTAAGCGATACTGAGAGCGATATTTTTTTGGTGCGGTTGTGCGAATTTCGTCTGGGGTTTCAATATCTCTTACAGGGGTTGAACTGCCAGGATTAGAAAATTTTAAATTAGTTATATTAGTAGATAAAAAATTATACTGATCACCTATTACGTCGTTAAGTATAGAACTGAACTGCTCTGTAGAATAGGGTACTAGTACTGAACGGGTTGTAAAAGCGTTTGAGCCAATTTCTCCATCTTTTCCAGAAGAGTTAAGATAATATATAGCTATTTGATCTCCTGCTGATAGCTTTATACCGTTAATGTTATTTCCAAACTTTATTTCGTAACGCTTATTGCCGTTTAGTCTTATTTCGTATTTTTTAGCTGCACTTGTTTCTAGTAATAAATTAGGTGTTGAAATATATTGTTCCCAAGTTTCAGTTGCTTTTGTTTTTACATAAACATCTGTATTAAAATGATCTATAACATTTTGGGTATTTAAAATGAAAATTTCATTATCTTCTCCGGTTGCTGTTTGTATAGGGTATTCTAAATAAAACCCTTGATGTAGAAGTTTTTGTTGAGATAATTCAGACAAAAATTCATCACCAGCTTCAACTTTAGTAAATGTAATATCTTCATTAAAAGCATAAGTTACGTTATTTACTGCTAGGTATGAATATCGTGGGATTGTATAATTGCCTGGAGGTAAGTTAGATAAAGCCGTACATGTAAATGATAAAGTAGATGTTTGAAACCCGATTGGGGAGTAATCAATCAACTTAACAATACGATTCATATTTTCATAAAGCTGAGCTTCTGAAAACATAGATTCTGTTGAAGTTTTATTAAGATAATAAATTAGAGTGTTGTAGGTGTAAGCTATAATATCAATAATAGCTGCTAAGTTTGATCCGATATAATTTTGATCTGTAAATACTTGTTGTTCGTTTAATCGGTTAATTATAAGTTCTCGTAAAGATAAAGCATCGAACGCAATATAGTCTTTTTTCGAAATGCTGAGGTTGTTAGTGGTTTCCATATTTAAATATTTTTAGAAGTTGGTAAAAAGATTAAAGATTGTTTTCTTATATCTAAAGTAAAATTGGTTTGAGTTGTTAACTTTAATTCAGGCAATTCAAGCACTATTTCTATATTATATTGATTACTATCAATAAGTGGCTGTACATTAACTTGTTTAGGTATAACTCTAGGTTCATAAATTTCTACATGTTGATAAATTTTTTCCCCTAAAACTCGAGCATTAAAATCTGTTATCGGTGTAAATAAAAACTGACGCAAATCGAGCCCGTATTCAGGGAATAAAAAGCGTTGCCCTGGTAAAGTATTAAAAAGGTTTATTAAAGAATTAACTATAGCTTCTAAGTTTATTGATGCTTTTATATCTACACCAGGTATAGGTGTTTTAAATTCGGGGGATATAAGAACAGATTGCCGTACATCTAAAGCGAGATCTTTATATACGTACTCGACACTTTTATAATTGTTAGCAGCTTGTTCTAAGCTTTTAATTTTTATAGCCATTTGCACTATTATTTAGTGGACAAATTGCTTAAATATTATGGAAACAAAATTTGATGTCTTATTTGAAAATATGTTGGAGCGCTATCAACAAGGTGGTTTTCTTATCGGAGATAGAGTTCGTTTCAAAAAGAATATACTTGCGATGGAATTTTTTAAAAGCAAGGGTCAAAACTTTATTGATATTGTTAAATCGTGCATGGACCCCGGTTTTGATTTAAATTTAAGAATTTCAGCTGTTAAATCGATTTATCCTACAACAACTCAAAATTATCGTGGTGGAACAGAGTCCCCTGATAAAATTTATGCAGATGTTATTATCGAATATGCTCCAGGTTTATATCGCACACCAATGACTGTGCCAATTGAATCTCTTGAACTTCAAGATGATGGAATTAATACAGGTCCTGTTCCTGATTCTTTAAAACGTAAATCTAATATTACTATTAAACCGGAAACAATTAAAGCAGCATCAACAGCAAATTTTGATGTTAATTTAACAACTACAAATGTTAAGCTACCAGGGGCAAAAGAACCTAGTACCTGGAAACCTTTTAATAAAATTTAAAGTAGCAAAGTTAGCAATTTAACTTAGACTGTTATAAATAAAACTGTCTATGAGTATTGCGCATTATTCTTCAAACCTTTTACCTGAAAAATTTTTACAAAAATATGTAAATAAAGAAGTGCCTTGGGGGTTTAACGGTTTAGGGTACATAGTCTATAAGCGAACATACGCTAGAAAAATAGAAAGCACAGATCAAACTGAAGAATGGTGGCAGACAGTGGCTCGGTGTATTAATGGGGCGCAAGCAATCGGGGCCGATTATACACCAGAAGAAGCTCAAAAACTTTATGATTTAGTTTTTAATCTTAAATGTAACTTTGCTGGTCGCATGCTTTGGCAGCTAGGTACTGAAACAGTTAAGAAATTTGGTGCTAACTCTTTACTTAACTGCTGGTATGTTTCAATTAACGATCCGAAGACATTTCTTTTTATCTTTGAAAACTTAATGCTCGGGGGCGGTGTTGGTTTTTCTATTCGTAGAGAAGATATTCACGAACTCCCTAAAATTAAAAAAGGTGTCTCTATTGATCATGAATGTACAAAAGATGCAGACTTTATTGTTCCTGATTCACGTTCTGGTTGGGTTGAATTACTTCGTAAGACCTTAGAAGCTTATTATACAACCGGTAAATCCTTTAGTTACTCAACTATTTTGGTTAGAGGTTCGGGTGAACGTATCTCGGGTTTTGGTGGTACAGCTTCTGGTCCTGGTATTCTTATTGAAGGTATTGAAAAAATTTCTAAGATTTTTCAATCAAGAGAAGGTAAAAAGCTTCGTTCTACAGACGTGCTTGATATCTGCAACATTATCGGCTCAATTGTTGTAGCGGGTAATGTTCGTCGTTCAGCTCAAATTGCTCTTGGAGATCCGGATGATTATCTCTATCTTAGAGCTAAAAATTGGTCGTTAGGTAATATTCCTAACTGGAGAGCAATGTCTAATAATACAATCTATGCGGACGATTTTTCTCACATTTCTCATGAAATATGGACAAATGGCTATATTGTAGATAAAGAAACTGGTTTTGCTAAAGGGGAACCTTACGGGTTTTTTAATCTGCCTTTATCTCAAAAATTTGGGCGCCTTAAAGATGGTCCAATGAAAAAAACAAAACTTTACCCTACAGATGAAGATAATGTTCTTGGAACTAATCCCTGTGCTGAGATCTCTTTAACATCATATGAGTGCTGCAATCTTTCTGAGTTGTATCTTAATAATATTACTTCTGTTGAAGAACTGATTGATTGTGCTACTTTACTTTATAAGACTCAGAAAGCAACAGCCGCAATGCCTTTTATTCATGAAGAAACAAACAAGATTGTACATAAGAATATGCGTTTAGGTCTTGGTGTTACTGGTATCTGTCAGTGTTCAGATGAGAAAATTGAATGGCTTGATAAGGCCTATGAAGCACTTCGTAAGTTTGACAAGGAGTGGTCAAAAACAAAAGGTTACCCTGAATCAATTAAATTAACAACGGTTAAACCTTCTGGTACTTTGTCCTTACTAGCTGGTTCAACACCAGGTGTTCATCCTGCTTATTCTCCTTTCTATATCCGTAGAGTAAGAATGGGTTCAGGAGATAAGCTTGTTGGTATCTGTCGAGAGCTTGGTTATCATGTTGAATATGTTCGTGGTTTTGACGGTAAAGACGATCATACAACAGTTGTAGTAGAGTTTCCTTGTTATGCGGGAGAAGGCTGTGTTGTAGCAAAAAGTATGTCCGCAGTACAGCAATTAGATATTGTTAAAAAACTTCAAACGTATTGGTCAGATAATGCTGTATCGGTTACAGTTTATTATCGTCAAGAAGAACTTGAAGAAATTAAGGCCTGGCTTGAATATAACTACGAAACATCAATTAAATCTGTTTCATTCCTACTTCATAGTGAACATGGGTTTGCACAAGCACCTTACGAAGAAATCTCTGAAGAAGAGTATAAAAAATTAACTGAAAAGGTTAAGTCAATTACTTCTATTAATATCGGTCAAGGTGATATTGAAAGTATGGAATGTGTTGGTGGAGTTTGCCCTATAAAATAGATTAATCAACACTTACATAATACCCTAATAAATACATTTTTAAATAGTAGTAGGGTTCTTCGCTTAATGCCAAATTAATATTTTTATGATCGACCCAAAACCATTTTAATTGTCTATTAGTGGTATTCGGGTATACAACAAAAGTAACATCAGTCTCTGCTTCATAGCCGCCATTATTGTCTCCTTCTGTTGGATCCATTTCAATTTTTCTATAAGAATGATTTATAGCTGTTCTCTGAGCTTCTGTAATATTACTACTATTTGTTGATGTGGAAGGCGGATCAACATCGTCTTGTTCAGTGTTTTTATAAAAATAAACACTCTGTTGATTGTTACGAACAGCATTAGTATTTGCCCGGACGGCTACTAAAGCGCCCACCCAGTTTTCGGGTACTGTAGTAGGAAACGTAAATGTCTGAATACCCGACCACCATGGTTGATTTTGTGCTGTTGTTCCGTTAGTGTTCCAGGTACCGATTATAACGTTCGCATTTGATTTAGTTGCATAATTTACCGGTACAAACAGACCTGTAGCTTTAGCTTGATCAGTAATATTTTTAACTCCACACGCTAAATAGTTAGTATTAGCATTAATATATTCTAAAGAATTACCGATACAATCATCCATTTCGATTTCCCATGGACCTGTTCCGGGACAATTTAATGTTAAGGTTTTTGCCATATCAATTATTTATCTTCTTTTTCGTCCAAAACAATATTTTCTATAACTTCGATAGGTTCATCTTTTATGTCATTTAATAATTGTTTAAAGATTTCTTCTCTAGAA